AAATCTTGGCACAGAGATACGTTTGCATATTTTATGGAAATGGGCACTGGCAAAACGAAAGTGTTAATTGATAATTTATCTATGCTTTATGATAGGGGTAAAGTAAATGGTGCTTTAATTATTGCACCTAAAGGTGTTGTTGGAACTTGGTACAACCAAGAGTTGCCCGCACATTTACCAGAACACATAGATAAAGTGGCAGTAATGTGGCAAGCAAATATAAATAAAAAACAACATGAAAAATTAAAAAGTGTCATGGCTACAGGTCATGAACTCCATATATTAGTTATGAATGTAGAGGCTCTTAGCACTGCAAAAGGAAAAGATTTTGCTATGTCTTTTTTAATCGCACACAATGCTCTTATAGCCATTGATGAAAGCACAACTATAAAAAATCCTAAAGCTAAAAGAACTAAAAACATATTATCTCTTTCTCGTCTCGCTAAATATAGAAGAGTAATGACTGGTTCTCCAGTTACAAAAAATCCTTTGGATCTGTATACACAGTGTCAATTTTTAGACATTAATCATTTAGGACACGAGTCTTATTATTCTTTTAGAAATAGATATGCATTAATGAAAAGTGCAAACATATCTGGTCGTTCAATTAATCTTGTAGTTGGTTATCAAAATTTATCTGAATTATCAGACAAGTTAAAACCATTTTCATACAGAGTGTTGAAAGAAGATTGTTTAGATTTACCAGATAAAATATATATGAAACGACAGATAGAACTAACACCAGAACAACAAAAGATTTACAAACAAATGAGACAACAGGCTCTTGCTACATTAAATGGTAAGACTGTTACAACCATGACAGCACTTACACAACTTATGCGACTACAACAAATAACTTGTGGTCATTTTGTTGCTGATGATGGCACAACACAAAACATAAAAAATAACAGAATGTTAGAACTCATGGACATATTAGATGAAGTAGAAGGTAAAGCTATCATATGGGCACACTGGCAAAGAGATGTGCAACTAATAAAAAAAGCTTTAGAAAAAGAATATGGTCCAGGATCCGTGGTCGATTATTATGGGTTAACGCCTCAAGAAGAACGACAAAAGAATAAAGATAGTTTTCAAAATAATTCTAAATGTAGATTCTTTGTAGGTACACCACAAACAGCTGGTTATGGTATTACATTAACATCAGCTAGTACGGTTATCTACTATTCTAATGGATATGATCTAGAAAAAAGAATGCAATCAGAAGACAGAGCACATAGAATAGGACAAAAGAAATCAGTGACATACATAGATATGATAGCAGAAGAGACAGTAGACACCAAGATAGTAAAATCTCTTCGTAAAAAAATAAATATAGCTTCACAAGTTATGGGAGAAGAGTTAAAAGAGTGGATATGAAACCACCTTTTCACTACAGAATGGCAATACTTATGTTAGTTGGAGCGTGTGCTCCTGTACTAATAACTACAGTGTTGAATCATTATTTTGGATTTTCAGTTAAAAAATCTATGGAACTTACGTTTGTATGCTGCATTCCTATCGCAGTATGGATGGCCAGTAAAATTAACGAACGCTGGCATGATGATCGAGAGGATTAAATTATAAATCTTTCTAATAAAAGTATGGCAACGGACCCCACCGCTGCTAAAAGAACCCAATAGATTTTATCTATCTTGCCACCCAATTCGTGAATACCTTTGTGCATGTGTATAATATCTTTTTTAACACCTTTGATGTGTCCATAAAGAGATACAATATGTTCTCTAGTAGTTTTAGGTTCAATAGCCATTAAGTTCTAGCCCTCTGTCTTATAATCTGTTCTTCGGGGGACAATAGAGCAGTTTCTGTTTGTGTCAACCCTGTTTGTGGTATCACTTGAGCAGTTGGTTTTGGTTGTACAACAGGATTGGGATTCATAGATTGAGGTTCTATGGGTACTTGTTTAGGAAAAAATTGTTCTAAATCAACGTTAAATTTTCCATATAAATTTTGATTAGAAAATATCTCTGACATAGCTTCAAGCGTTGGTGCAGCTTGAACGAAAGGATTTGGTTGTCTTGTATCTTGTGCAATTTCTTCAAATCTTTCTTCAATTTTTTCTGAAGGAAAGAACGGTTTAAACTGTCCAGTCAAAAGATCATCTACTGTTGATTTAGGTAGACCTCTCTTTTCAAATATTTCATAAACATCGTCTTCTGATACACCTAGAGTTCTAGCTGCTTTTATACTGTTCAACATTTTTTTATTTGTATTAAATAGAGCTTTGTTAGCCACATAATATCTTTCAATTAAATCTTTTGGTGTTTTAATAGCACCAGACAAAGTTCCTTCTGGTCCACCAGTAAATTCTCTTCTTGAATTACTTCGTCCAGATTGAAAATCATATATTTGAAAAGCTAAAGATCTTTTAGGATTAATTTCAATAGGTCTATATCCAAAAACACCAGCTAGTTCGTAAGGTATTTCGTAAAGTTGTCCTGATTTGCCAGGCTTACCTTGGATAGCTTTTACAGTTCTGCCAAAAGCTTGCACAGATGGTAATTGTGTTTTGGCTAAGTGTTTTATAATTCTTTCAATCTTTTCACCGTCTGGTGTTTCATCGGTATATAAAACTTTACCTGATCTTGTTCTACCACCTCTTGCAACAATATCTGCAAGAGCTTCTGTAAAAATAGATTCCGATATAAACGGATCTGCAGTTTCTCCTACAGCTTGAGATACACCCTTTACAAAACCTTTCATTAAAACTTCTTCGTCCTCAATACCATTTTGAACGTTTCTTAATAAAGATTGGAATGGTCTTGTTAATGTATCGTAAACATTGGAGTGACTAAAATCTATGTAGTACATCTTACCATTATCTGGATCTTTAAAATAAATATGTTGTGAGTTTTTAGACCATGGTGCAACACCTATTTCTTTTGCTGCATCTGCTTCTTTATTGGTCACACCAAATATAGCTTGAGCTCCTTTAGTTAAACCATATGGTAACGCAGCTGTGGCGACAGACATACCAACTAATCTTTTTAGTCCTATACCTTTTAATGGGTTTGTTCCTGTAAAAGGATTTATTTTACCTGTTACAGGATCTCTCATTTGTTTTAATGATAATCTTGCAATGTTTGTACCTGTTCTAAATATCTCTGACGGAAAAGACATAAAATTACCAAAAGGAGATACACGCATCGCTCTTACAAACTCTCCAACTTTTCCATAATTTGGAACTGTAGCAATAACTATGTCTGCAGCTTCTCTTTCTAGTTGTGGTATAGTTTTTTTAACGCCCGCTTTTGCATAAGCAGCTGCTAATCTATCTATCTCAACTTCAAAATTAAACATTTTCCAAAAATCATCTTCAGCTACATAAGCTTTTTGCATAAAGTCTGCAGTCGCTTTGGCACCACGACCAACAGCCCCTAAAGATTTTAACATTGGTTTTAAAATACTATCGGTTGCTATGTTGCCATCACCAATCTTTACATCTCTCATTAAATTTCTTAAATCTCCCATTCTAACGTTTGAGTTAACAACGCCATATTCTAAAAGTTTTCTATACTCTGCCATACCTTTAGGACTTCTTAGTCCAGCTAATTGTAATCTACTTACAGATCTTTTCATTGCTCTACCAATAAGTCTAGGGTCTGCAAAAAATGTTCCATTTGCTAATGCAAACGAAGCAGCACTGAAAAAGTTTCTTAAGTGTGTTGGTATGGATAGAACTGTTTTAGCATATTGTGATCCTGCTTTTGGTGTTAATAATAAATTACGCCATCCCCAAGAAAAAGTTTTACCAAGAGGTCCACCACTTTCTCCACGCATGAAGTCTTGTATTCTATTAACATTACCAAATGCTTCTGCTATCTCTCTGGTTGTATAGGTTCCTGATAATCTATTAATTAACACACCATCTTTAAAATAATTTTTTACATAGTCGTCCATTTTAACTATGTCTTTTCCAGGTATGTTGGGGAAGTTTTGTTTTGCAGCTCTTGGACTAGAAAAGAAAAACCCTCTTTTACCAAAAGGTGTATCTACTTTCGTTAAATCTTTTAGTCTTTGATCAGCATCTAATATCTCATCAAATAATTGATTCTTTCTAGCAATGACAGATAATCTATTCATGCCTTCATAAATAGAAGTTCTAACATCAGCAGTTTCACCAAACAATTCTCTAAATATTTTACTACCTTTACCAATGACTTTTATTTCTTTTGTACCACCTGCAGTTTCTTTTTCTAAAGTTCTAGCAAATGTTTTTACTGTAAATGGGTCAGTCGCACCTTGTGTTAAGTTTTCAAATCTAAAACTTGGTAGTGTTTCTTTTTTGGGATCCATCTTTCTAACTTGATCTAAAATATCACTAACCATACTTTCTGCTTCTGGTTTTGTAAGCTTAACCTTATTTCTAGCAGCGTAACGAATAAATAAATTAGCAGCGTTGTCTACAGATTCTTGAGTTGGTTTAAATTTACTGTAAACAGAATACGTTTCATCATCAAAAATTTTATAAGTGTTACCAACAAAATTTTTAACTCGTTTACCCATAAGAGTTTTTAATTGTCCTGTTAGACCCCCTGGTATGTCTACTTTACCTCCAGGTCCTTGTGATATGGTATCAATTAACTCTCTAAATTTTTCTCTGGTGTTCGTTAGGCCAGTTAATATAGTATCTGCTTGTTCTTGAGTACCGCCACTTTTTTTAATTGCCTTTGTAGTATCTCTAACAAACTTAGTGCTTAAACCCCTTTTTAAATCACCTTCAAATAAACCTTTGTCCAGATCTGTTAAAAACTTGTCTCTTTGAGCTGTGCTTGATTTATTAAAAAATCCTCTAGTGTCTGGAAATATTTTTTTAATTTCTCTATCAATACGTGTAACTTGTTCCATAGCAAAGTTAGTGTCTGCCATCTTTCTTCCTTGCTCTGTCATTTTAGCATCTGCAAGTTCTTGTGGTTTAAAACCTCTTGCTCTAAATACACCAGATACTTTATCCAATGTTCTCATAATCTGTGAGCTATTGTAGGCTAGTTCTTGTCCATATTTAGCAAGAGCTTTTGCACCAGCTCCAGCGCCGTATACAAAAGGTGTTATCAAAACAGATTCACCAGCAAACTTAAACCTATTCATTAATTTTCTAGTTGCATCTTCTGATGGATCTTCTTTTTCTTGTCTGTCTAATTGTTGTATAAGTCCGAAGTCTGTTTCAAAAGCATCTCCCAATGTTCCTATCTTTTCAACATCAGCAACCATGGTTTCACCTGCTGCACCACCAAATACAACTGCTGCGAATCTTTGTTTGCCAGATAGTTCATTAAGTTGTTTTGCTTTTCTTACACCTCTTTTAACATTAGCTGCTTTAAAACTTACAAGCTTACCAGCTCTTTTTGCTCTTAACGCTTTTGTAGCTAATGTAGTTGCTAGTTTTGCACCAGCACCTGCTGGTATACCTATTTGTACTAATGCTTCTGCTATTCTACCAGCTGCTCTTTGTTCTGCTATTTCTTCTAATGGATTTATTTTATCAAAAAATGTTTCTACTTGTGCTGCTGTATTTGTATCTGCTCCGAGGTCAATGAGTTCTGCACCAAGAGATACAACACCTTCAACAGTTTTAATAACACCTGATCCTAAACCTGCAACAAATGCTGTTGCACCGCTTACTTCATTATTTTTTTCAGCTTCAGGCACCATGTCTTCGGTGTCTATGCCGTAGCTTAAAGCCTTATCAATATCTTGTTGATTTTTATTGGGCTTGATCGTTGGATTGTTTTTTGGATCAAAAGGGTCAAAAGCCATTTACCCTCCTAATTTGTTTCAAAAGGATCGTATGTCTCGAAATCTAATTTTCCTTGTCCTGAACTTACTCTTTTTTTGTATTGTCCTGTCACCACATCATAAAATATTTGACCAACTTGAATGTTGGTTACATTAGGAACATAGTTTGTTGTACCACCTGTGGTTACAGCTGTATAAGCTGGAAGACCTATAAAGTTTTGTTTATCTGCATCACTTGCATTTCTTCTAAAATTTGCAACTTTGTTAGCAGCATCCTCAGCTCTTGGTCTTAAACCACGTGGTAAAGAGTCTGTATATTGTTCTGTTAAATTACCAACAACGTTCTCGAAAGCAGGTGTTACTTGTTCTGATCTAGGTCCAGTTTTATATTTAGCTTTTTGTGCTTCTTGAAATTCTATAAGTTTTTTTCGTGTTTCAAAATCGCTAGCTGTTTTAGCGGCAGCAGCTTGTCTATTCATAAATCTATTAAAAGGATCTTTAGCAGCTGCAGCAGAAGTTTGAAATATGTTTCCTCTTCCAGGTGAAGCTAAAAGATTTAAACCAAAATCAATTAGAAAAGGACTAACTCCTGGTCTTGTTAAAAAACTTCCTCTATTCGTTTGCTGTGTAGTGTCTTGATTCGTAGGTTTAAAATATGCATCTGCAGCGTTGTAAGTTGCATCAATGTCTTCTGGATTTGTACCCGTAGAATATCTCTTACGCATACCATCCATAATGCCGACGTTTTCAACGTCGCCGCCCATTTTAAACATTGGTCTTTTTAATACTCTGCTCATCATATTTTATGGAAACCTTCTAGGATTATTTATCGCTCCGTATACGCCGCCAATTGTAGAAGCAACTCCAAGAGCTGTCTCAAGTGGTGACAAGTTTGGTGTTTGTGTAAATCTAGATCCTGATGCAGGGTATCCAGATATTAATTGTGTAATACCTCTACCATAAGTATCTAATCTAGTTTGTGGTTCAAACGCAGCTAATTGATTAGCTTGTCTTTGTGCTTCTAGCTGTGCTTGAGCTTGTGCTTGTTGGATAGCGCCCACTGATCCTAAAGTACTAATATCTCCTCTTTGCAATGAAGGTAATGCTTCTGCAAAACCTGACTGTGCAGCCATGATTCCAAGTCTGTTTCCAAAATCTTGTTGTCTAGCAGCTGATGCTTGACCAAAACCTTGTTGTAATAATTGTGCTTGTAGTGCAGCTCTTTGTCTATCTGATTCCGATCCGAACTCGGAAAGTTGAACTCCTGCTCTACCTGCGCCTAATGCACCAAGTTCTGCTTGTTGTGATCTAATATTTTGTTCTTGTATTGCTCTGTTTCTATCAAATTCTGCAAGTGTTGTATCAATAACTTGTGATTGATACGGAGACATAAAAGAAGATATAGAACCTGCTCCTGTTCCAGCACCTGGTCCTAATAAATCTTGTGCACCAGTTAATGATGTTTGTGCTGCTGTTAAAAATGGTTCATAAGATCCAACACCTGATGCAGCTAATGATGCAGCTTGTGTTTGTAATGGATCTTGTGCTGCAACCTGTGGTGCAAACTGTGAAGTATCTAATGGTACAGCTGTTAATCCTGCTAGCTGCGTTCCATAATCTTTTGCTAAATCTTGTATAAATTCTGCTGGAGCGGTTATTTGTTGTGTTATTGCCATTATGCTACCTTGTTTTCTAATTGTTTCATTGTTTTATACATTAGATCAGCACCTTTGTCGACGCTTCCTCCACCTGCAGCTCTTACTGCATCGGCTGTAAATACAAATTCATTCTTTGATAATCTTGCTGGTACATCATCAGCTTTTTCTCTAACTCCTATAGGCACAAATCCTCCGCCTCTTAAATCCATTTCATTACCACCAAGATTCATGAGACCACCATTTGCGGCGCTAATTTCTCTAGGTTTTTTAAATCTTTCCATATCTTTTTCAAACTCTTTAAATTTTTTCTGCCTATCAAAAAACTCATCAAGTCTTTTCCTATCTTTTAAATAATCTTCAAAATTATATTCTTTACTTTTATCTGGTGTTCCATTTGAAAACCCTATTCTACCACCAGTGTCAGCTGATTCTCTTTGTTCTGTAAATTCTACAGGTTCAGTGGCTGCGTATGTTTCAGCCATTTGTTCTGGTGTGAATTGTCTAAATCTTGTTTCTGGTAAAAAGTTTAATCCGATAGCTGAACCAGTTCTTGGGTCAGTTATGTTTGCAAGTTTTCTAATGTCTCTTAAATTTAATCCTACACTTTGGCCCGTGTACAGTGGGTCGTCTTCATCTTTTGTAAGAGCGCCAGCTAATAATCCAGCACCAAGGGATAATCCTGTTGGAGACAAGATACCACTTAATATTCTGTTACCTATAGATTGTTTTTCTTCACCTTCTTTATCAGTAGGAAATCTAGGTTTTGTAATTGCTTCGGTTACGGTTCCTATTCCAGAACCTATTTTTTCTCTAGCTGTTTCTAACGCTCCACTAACGTCAGGGAAAAATTGTTGTAATAATGTTTCATCACTTCCACCAGGAATAATTTTAGGTGCAAAGTTAGCAGCAGTTAATGCTGCAGCTACCCCTAAAGGATTTTTAAGTTCATTAGGTATAAGGTCATCTTTAATTTTTCTTACAATATCACCAAGAAAATAGCCTTGTCTAGGTGCTCCACCTTCTGCCATTAATTGTCTTGCTATTTGTGATCTTGTTATACTCATGATTTTCCTACATTACTTGGTTTTAGGGAACAAATCAAGCGAAGGCATGATTACCTGGACATCTCTTCTGATGTCAGATTCAGGTACTCCTTTTGCTTTCCACTCTTCTTCTGTACTGTATTTTTCTCCTGTTTTCAAGTTAGATATGGTTGTTATTATCTTTTCTGGCTTTATTGTTTGCATTATGTTGTTACCTCTCGCGGCTGTATTTCTAGTATTGAAGCTATGACGTGCAGCTCGTTCGCGTCAGAAGCCTGTACTTTTAGTATCTCACTCTCTTGCATAACAAGAGGTTGAGTCAATAACTCGGTTGTTGTGTTAGAAGATATAGATTTAGTCTTGAATAAACTAAATATATTAGATGAAGCATCTACTAATGTTACTGTTATACTAGCTCCAGATCCTGCATCTTCAGATACTAAAATTGATTTAACTACAGCAGTCTTAAATGATGGAACTGTATACAAAGTTGTTAAGTCTGTAGTCGTTAAGTCTGCCTTTTTATTTATAAAACTATTTGCCATTAATTAATAAAGAAGTTTTCAGCTTCCATTTCATCTTTTAATTCTTGTTGATACGTTGTGTTTAATTTTTGTATTACACCGTCAAGGTCTCTTACTTGTGCGTCAGCAACATCTTGACGATACTCTGCACTGGGTCTTGTTAATATTTGTACTATCTTTGCCATTATCTATATAGACTTGCTAGTCCCCCATATCTAAAAGGTGTGCCTGGAGAATCGTCAGAAAAATCTGACGCATCCATAGTTCCTGTGCCGCCTCCACCGCCGTCACTGCTACTATCATCAAAATCATATGCTGGTGGTTCTGGAACATTTGTTAAAGCAACTTCATCGTATACGTTACCTATTTCTTTTCCTGTTGTTTTATCTGTAATGACTCCAGTATTATAATTAATATCTTTGTTGGGATCAGTGCTTCCCAAAGCATCTTGAATATTTTCAAACTGCATGCCCTCTGCTGTAAAAGTTCCTCTAGGGTCTGATGTTATTTGATTAGGGTCTCCACTAGGCATTAAACTCATTTGATTTCTTCTACCCATTATTCCTCTACCAAAAGCAAAAGCTAGTGGTCCAAGTATTGGACCAAGTAAACCATAAGCTGCGGTTCTACCAAGTATAGATCCTAGACCCATATCTCTTTGACGAGATGCAAATTGATTTGTATTGTCATCATCACCGTCTGAATAATATTGGTTGATTCGTTTTTCAAGAGAACCAAGTCCTCGTTGAAGCGCTAAATTTTTTAATACATCTAAAAATATACTCATTATCTTCTTCCGTCTGGTTGTATGTCTAACCTAAATGTCCCAAGTTTCCAATCCTGACCAGAACTTGTGTTTTCTATTTTAAGAGCAATCGCTCTAGCTCTGGCTCTTGTATCTACCTTACTCGTTGATGAGCTAACTGTAAAGGGACCAAGTGATGAACTAGAAGCTGTATTATTAGAATAGTTACGTAAGTTTAATGTAACTTGTGTGTTTCCTGTTTGTGAAATAAAGTCTGGTATAAATCTTCTTATCTTCATTATATATTCACCATCTCCTCTCATAGTAGCATTGTTTGTCATAGCACCTCTAACTACTTGTTGTGTGATGTCATAATCACCAGAAAGAATATTTGCTTGTATAGCTGTTGTAGCCCCGCCTTTAATTTGATCCGTGCCTGTTTCGTGTTGATAATATGTTGATACACCGTCCGTGTTTCCTTGAATATAAGTTGATGAAGTAGCAGCTTCAACACCGTCTGCGTCATAAGCTAAAGCATGTGGATTTCCAAATACAGCTGAATCAGCCCAAGCTGTTCTAGCTAAAGTGCCTACAGTCCATATAGGTCTTTGTGGAGATGAGTCTTGATAGTTGTAACAAACCATTTTGTTAACAACTGAAGATGAAGATGTTGGATAGAACCACATAATCTCACCAAACAAATTATTTAGTCCTGCATTAATCATTTGATTACCAGAATCTAAGTTGATGTCGTCGTAAACAAAATCTTCTACCAAACATGTAAGTGATTCAAGAGCACCAGCATATTTGAAGAAACCATTTTCTGAAAACCAATAAGCTGCACCATCGACTTCAACAACTGCATTCTTACCAGCTAATCCACAGTTTGTGCCTGCTTGTGAAAAGGCAAATGTAAAAGGTTGACCAACAAAACGCATTAAGAATAATGCTGTATCTGTGTAGACATAAATAGAATCTCTACCTCTAATAGCTCCCATGATCCGTGATCCGTCGGCCAGTCTCTGTGTACCAGCGTCATTGGTTGCTGTAGGTGTATACGTGTTAATGTCCTCAACTGCAGAGAATCTTACAAACATATCATCTTGAGTAGACTTTGTTCCGATCGTGGTTTCTGTACCAAAGAACACTAAGTGTCTATCGGGTGTAGATACCAACATATGTCTTGATGCAGTTGGTGCACCAGATATGATTGTAGCTCTTGTAGATGTTGCATCAGTTGCTGAAGAGTTCCATTCAAATACTTCACCATCAACAATTAAACAAATAGCTTTGTCACCAAAGTTATCAATAGACCACATACCAGGATCAACAATTAAGTCACCTGATGCTGCTTCACCCCATGCTACATAATTAGATGTGCTTGTTACTGTGGCACCTCCAGAGTGAGATGCTGCTGTTGTGTTTCTTACACCTCTTGTTACACCAGATAAAACATTTGATGATATGCCAGTGTATGAAATTTCTTCTGTTCCTATTTGTATGTAGTTGGTTCCTGAAGATGGAAACTGTGATGCATCATTTAATGTTATGCTTGTTGCAGAATCTGTAATACCTGACGATAAAGTTGTTGTGGCAGCCCCTATTTCTTGTCCACCCCAAGATCCAAGTGACCAACCAAATCCTTGTGCTTGTACGTCTGGACCAACGTGATAGTAATGTCTAACTCTAATACCACCAGACTCAGAACCACCAGATCCAGACTCTGCTGAAGGCATTGTTATTGTAATTGTATTCGCTGTGGGCACAGTTGTAACCATGAATCTTATGTCATCAAAGTTTGCAGCTGCATAATCAGAATCTGTAATAGCTGTAAAATTATCTAATAAAATAATGTCACCAGCTTGAATATTATGATCAGTAGAAAAATTTATTGTTACGGATGTAGATCCGTTAGTTGTACTAAAAGCATTTGTAAGTGTTGTTGTAGTTTTGATAGGATG